TGTTTTTAATCCGATAATTCCAATTTTCCCACATATAGCGCATTATTTCTAACCGGTCGTTTTCTTCAATATTTAGAATCGTTTCATAGGTGCATAGTTCTTTGTAATTAGAGGTAAAATAATTAATAATTTCCTGCATTTCTTTTGAGGCGTCTATAACCGGAACTTGTTCTTTACTTTTTTTTCTTCCAATTTGCTCTTCAATAACCTCAATATTTTCTTCTTTTACAAGAATTTTTTGTTTATCAGAAGGACGTGTACGCACATAAATATAATTACCGCAATATTTACATTTTGTTTTTCTTTGCGGGAATTTTGCCAGTGCATAGCCGCAATATGGACAATTCGGAGTAGTAACTCCCGTTTGGCTCGTGATTTCTTTTCTCTCTGTCAGATTCTTATCTCCTATTACACAAGCCCAATAAACTATGTACACAAGCCAAGCTGTGAGAAGTACAAACAACATAACATCCGGATAAGCTGAATAAAAATAATAACCTGTAATGCTCACTATACCTAAAGGAATTGAGGTTATCCAGAATTTTTCCCATAAGTTATATTTTGCTACATTACCCAGAAACATAAATACACCGGCAACAAGCATTACAACTAAACCGATAGCATAACCGATAAGAGCAACACCCGCATCACTACTTTTTCTACTCATTCACACAACCTTTTTGTGTAATGTATCATAAATTGCGCAGAGTTTCAAGCCGGATGATAGGATTAAATGAGGAGGGCTTAGTATTGCAAGAATATTTACCGCCTTTGTTACAATAAACACAGGAGGCATTATGGCAGAAAACAACCAGCAGGGCAGAGCGCAAAACAAACTCGGTGAACTCTTTGTCGAGTTCTCAACAAAAGGGCTGCCGTCACTCTTGAAAAATCTGAACTCGGTATCTGCCAGTTTTTTACTGGGGAAAAATGCCGCAACTCAATTCGCCGATACATTAACAAAACCCTTTAAAGAAGCCGGTAACACCGCAGTAGGTATTGGCAAAATGGCAAATGCTCTCGGAGCAACTAACCGTGAGTATCAGAAGCTCGCAACCTATGTAAAATCAAAAAATGTCAGCGAAGGTATTTTAGGCGATGTCGAAAGATTCAACGATATTTTTACTAAGTTACAAGCAGGGCAGGGCGGTTTACCTGAAGGAGTTGAATTTGAATTTGCCAACCTCGGACTATCTCCTGAAGATTATCTCGGAGATTATGAAAGCACAATAAGACTTCTGAATGATATAAGAGAACGTACAAATGGGTTAACAAAACAGGGACGTAACCTGGCGTTCAGCAACCTCGGTATGTCCTCCGAATGGGGGTATCTTTTTGACCGTGGAGATTTTAACCTCTCTGACGCTTTTTCGCTTCCGGATGATGTGATTGAAAAAAACACAAAGGCTGCTGAATCTCTGGCGGAATTAACTCTTGCTTTCGACCAGCTTAAAAGTTTGTTAATTGCCGATTTTGCGCCAGCCTTAACCGATACGGTAAACACGCTCAAAAACTTTGTACAGAATTTTGATAAAAATAAAGAAAACATCAAAAAAACAACAAGTGTTATCGGTGGAGCAGCAGCAGGCGCAGCAGTCGGGTCTGTCGTGCCGGTTGTCGGTACTGTAACAGGCGCTGTAGTCGGAGGTGTCGCAGGCGCTGGGAAATATGCAGTTGAAAACATGCATAAAGCCGGTAAACCTAACCAGAAAGAAATACCTATTTGGAAACAATTGACAGACTTCGGGCAATATAAAGACGGCGCACCAACCGGCGGGGCTGCACCTGTTCCGGATTTTATGAACACACCAGCAGCAACTACACCGCCGGGAATGAATAATCTCTCACAAAATATTACAATCACGAACCAGAATAATATTACCGGTGAGAATGCACAGGAAATCGCAACTGAAATAGCAAGAATCAATGCGCAGGATATTGAGTACACCCAGTACCAGCTCCAGAATTTGACGGGGATTTAATTGAAAAAAGTATTGAAATATGCTAAGATAATTTAGTGGTTATGTTAATATAAAGAAAAGAGCCTTGAAAGGTTCAAAGCTCTAAAAAAAGTCTAAATGCACTTTTCAATTAGTTCTAACAACTCTGTTATTATTGGTAATATCGCGTTAGCACTTCTTAAAAAGGTAATGATTGTGCATAGCACAGATTTCAAATAGGACATTATTTTTCACCTCCTTCCCGTGACTCTGTTGGCTGATATATAGAGCGGAAGTCCGGCGGAGGTTTGTCCTTTGTCTAATCATAGCACAAATAAAGCCCCAAAGGCATGACTTGAGGCTTTATTTCTTATTTTTTCCGCTATTCAGCGCCCTTACCAGTTCCGCATACTTTGCAAGATAGTTTTCATAATGGACTAAGTCCATAAACTCCTGCGCATTCAGATTCTTTATTGTATTGATATCTCCATAACCCGCCCTTGAGAGCTTCATCGCCCAGACCTTAAAGGTGTCGATATTATACTCAACTCTCGGTAATTCTAGCTCCTCAACAATAGGGATTCTATCGCACTTGAAACGGAATTGAGACTTGGAAAAAAAGGGCGGATATTCTCAACCGCAATAAGTGTCATAAGCGGGAAAAAATCCCCCCGTGCTTTTTCATCCCTGTCAAAAATCTCCATATTGAACCGCTGTTTATCGTATATAACCTTATCGGCGCAGCCCTTTATCGCTTCAAGCACATATTCAGAGCCGATAACACTTAATAGTGCATCAATGTTTTTTGTGAGTACTGCTGCAATGCTTTCACCGTCTACGGCCGTTATATCTAACCCCGCACCTTTGCATTCGTGGATAATTGTTCTGTACAAATACAAAGCATTATCCATTGGCGCGAGGTTCAGTTCTACCATTTTCCCGCTCTTTAACTGGAATTTTAACATTAGCTTAAGCTCCTTTCAGAGTTACCAAACCGCAACATGTATACACTTACTACCTGGTCGGTAGAACCTGCAACATCCGTTGTTTGTACCGGCTGGTCTCCCGGTAACCCGAAATAACACTCTACCGTGTCGCGTGTTACAGAACCGTCTGAATGAGCAACATTCTTTGTAAAACGCATTGTTAGCGGCTTAAATCTGAAGTCTCTATTTTTCCATAAGTTGTAATTCTCATTAAACCTTTTATCATCGCCGGAAGCTTTGACAAGTCTTAATGTTAATTCTCTTTGCCTTCCCGGCTCATTATGTGCTCCAAGAGAATTACCGTTATAACCGGTTGACGTAGTGCTCAGGTTGTTAGGTGCTGTAAGTTCTGCGACAGTGTTGTCTGCAAAATCCGTGAGCACCCACTCCCCGTTGTAATCTTCCGCGATAATAATATCTTGCGCTGTATAGCTGTCTACCATATTAAAATCTCCTATGCTTCAATATATATTACGATTGAGGCCGAATGCACCGCCCCTGCTTCTTTTGCCGCAATCTGGAACAACGGAGCACGTCTTTCCTCACGCTCGCTCTGTGCCTGTTCCGCTACAGGCTGGTGATGAATAAAGTAACCAAACTCCCTGATATTTCTCAGGAAATCTTCCTGATTGCCGAAGAAGTCAGCGCTGTTCCATTCACCCGGTGCAAGCATACCATTTACTACTGCCTGATTACAAACATTTCTTATTGCCTTTACTATACTTTCAAGTCCGGCGTCTGTCTGCGGTACTTTAGTGCGTGTTGTCGCAAGTACGTTAAACACTTCCCTCTGAATAGTATTAACAAGCCAGATACGGTTAGTAACCTGATCGAAATACATACCGTTCTGTTTGTTAGAAATAACCTTTGGCAGCCCCTCCAGAGATACAAAACAATCAGCACCCACCGCAGCAGCCTGAGCCAGAATAGTTTCATTAATATTTGTATCCGCTTGTAAACCTGTTAGGTCTTTCAAGTTCATAGTTATTGTGGTGTTGCTTCCGCTGTAATTAACCGCAAAGCCCCTTGACAGGTAACCTGCAGCAAATAATCTGGAATTAAGAGCGGCTGTTTCGTCATCATCGCCCAGAGTATAAAGCAAAGGCTTGCAATTAGTATAAGACATTATTTTAGAGAACAAGCCCGTGGAAGCTGCCAGTGCCGAGGTGTTTGAAGCTGGAACAGGGAATATTCTGTTTTGCATTCCTTGAATTGTTGAGCAGGCTGTAATTGCTTCTTCGTCACTCAATGCCCTTGTAGTCAATATGCCTTCAAAATATATCTGGCCGGCTAATCTTGTTACGGCTTCTGAAAGTGTTTCGGGTCTTGCACCACTTTCAGCCGCTTTGCCTGCAACAGCGGCCGCGGACGCACCGTTAAGATATGACGCTCCGTACATGTCTGTACCGCTTGAACCGGTCATAGCTGCTATAGTCACGTTGCTTGCGGCTCCGGTTGTTTTAGAAACAAAAAGTAATGTATTATCAGCAGTAGCTGTGATTGTAATATCAGTGTATTTAGCTTGTATAACTTCTGCTATTTCTTCCAGTGTTGCTGCTTCCGAAAAGTCAAGTCCTGTGACTTGTTTTGCCGAACCGTCAACAGTAAGATTAATCACCCCGTTAGTTACAGAAATAAAATTTTCTATATTTGCACTCAGATTTTCTGTTGTCAGCGTGCCTGAAGTTGCAGGGTTGTTATAATCCACTGTCTGGTAATTAGCGCCTATAATATAACCGTTATTAGTTAAAATATTCGGAGTCTGGGAATAAATCATATTCGCCTGCTGGGCTATCTCGGTATTTGTACCCCACTGGTTAGCAATACCGGTTGAGGTTCTTGAGATAACATAAGAGCCCTGATAAGGAATTGCCGGCTCTTCGTCCGTCATAATCAGAATTGTACTGAGTTTAAGCGGCTCTAAACCCTGCGAAGGTGTTACCGCAGTAGCGTTAACTACATAAGTAATTGGTATCTGATATCCTGCTGTCATTAGTTGATACTCCTTTGTTGGTTGATATTTTACGGTTCTATTTTTGTTATAACTTCTACTTGACTTGTATTAGGGAACTTATCGAAATAATCTACTGTTTTTATCTTAGCAAATGAGTTGAAAACTCTTACGCGGCAATCAAATCTGTTAATTCTTGAAGCTGCTTCTAAAAAAGAAGCGTCGTAAACATCCCCCAGTAATGAAATATGCACGTGCTCTTTTGCCTGTACCTGCTGTGCATATGTACTTCTGAATGCCATATGCACCTCGTGTGCCCGCTCTCTGGCCTCAACCCCGCGAGATAAAAGCGAGATTATAACATCCTCAGCTACGTTCATACTCAGATGTTCTTCCAATCCCTCATCAGTAGAAACATATTTAACATTGTTGCTTATTGGCCGTCTTTCGCCATAATGCAGGACTACAAAGAGCTTGTTATCCTTTGGCAAATCCATATCAGCGTTATACGCCCAAACACGGATCTTTGGAAGCTCCATTTCATTAACAAGTATGTTTTTAATTATCTCTAGTGAATTAGCCACTAACGTCTCCCTCCAGCTGCTCTGCCTGAAAAGCCTCTAGTAATGTGTATCTGATATACCCATATTCTGTCCAATCCTTTTTAGCCATAACCTTATAGCGCTTTTCTTTATAGATTACAAACTGATTAGTGTTTAATTCCACATTCGGTAAGCAGTGAATTTGAAGCCATTCCCAAGCCCATGTACCCTCGGGTAATATTTTTAAGTCCTTATCGCTCGGAGGTCTTACTACACCTTGTGTTTTTATTAATGTAACGGTTTCAGACACCCAGTCCACACCGTCACCGTCATCAGCTAAACTGCGGGTTATTACCTCAAACTCAACAGGCTGAAACCAGCCTTGAATGGTTTGAGCCATGTTAGGAAGCCCCGTAGTATTAGATAGTGTTGTATTATGCTGGATTAGGTTCATTTTTTAATTACCTTAAAACTGATTGAGTGTCTTAACCTGCCGGTATCTGTAAGTATCTGATAGCCATGTTTTTTGACGTTTCTTTTTCTGGCTTTTCTGAAATTCTGCTCCGTGCTTATAGTTAGCGGCTTCCATTCCCCGAATCCGTTTGTATCAAATGCCATCCAGACTGCGTCCAGTGCCTTTGCTCCGATATCCTGCATGAATTTTTTAGCCACATTTTTAACAAAGAACTGTTTCCATAAGATTTTTTTCATGTCCTTCATCTGGTCCGGACTAAACACCTTACGGATAATTGCATCTTCTAAGAAAGAACGGCGGGGCATTCTCTTTGTACCAAATTCGTGAAACGTACCAATATCAGCATTGGTAAGACCGCTTTCGCTGTCGTGCTGCTGCTTTGCGTCACTCCCGATGATACCTATTTTGACACTGTATTCATCTTTTAAGCCCCTGAGTAACCCCTCAAGCCCCGATAAATCCGCCTTAACATTAGCCATAAGTCGTCCTCCCCGGTGAGAACAGAATCGTAACCGCAAGGTAAGGGAGTATGAGAGATAAATACTTCATACCATAGCCATTCTGTGAATAAATACCATATAACGGGTTATTCATAAGCCAGGTAGGAAAAGAGTAGCTCTCAGATACATCACCGACACTTTTTGACGCGACATAACCGCTAAAAGTACCGTTAACACCGCTAGAGGCGTTTCTTAAGTCCATTACCAGATAAAAAGCGACAAGATGTAAGTATATGTTAATTTTTTCTGTATCATCTGCTCCAAACGCGGGATTTGCAGTAACAATAGCCTGTGACATTGCCTTTTGTATATCTGCGTCTGTCACATAGTTATAAATATCACCTTTTGTAACTTCCCAGGCTTCTGTATCAGTTACCGGCTGTGTATTGTTATTAACGAGTGATTTATAAAAATTAGGCTCAACATAAACTATATCATCAATAAAATACGTTTTGCCCTCCTGATATAAAGGAAGGAAAGGAAAATCACGCATAAAATATTCCTTAAATTGTTCTACTGTTACATTTTCCAAAATATTGTCTGACATGTTGTGATTTTCCTTTCATAGTTATCAGGTTATGTGTGTTGAAGAAATTTACTTTTTATCTTCGGTTTTTGCTTTCTCTAATGCCTCAAGCTTTTTCTTAAGCTCAGCATTTTCCTTTTCCAGAGCCTCCTGTTTTGCCTTCGCTTCGGCTTCGGCTTTCTCTAAGTCCGCAGGCTCGACATATTCAGTTACCCCGGGTATTTTAAGCCATATTTCAGCTACTTTTTTCGGCACTTCTCCAAAGTCACCGTTAGCTATGAAATAAGTTATGTTCTTGCCTTTTTCGACAATTACGTGTGATAGGTTATTACCGCATCTGTTATGTAATTTCATATTTTACTTTCCTCCTAATTACTATGCTGCTTCATCAGCGTAAAGCATTGATGTAGGACGTTTCAGCCATACACCTGTGAATTGTGCTTCTGCATCGGAAATCATATCTAATGCACCTACTGCATACAATGGATGTGGTGTATATGGTTTCGGAGTAAGCATAAGCAGGTTATCTGCTTCTGTATTGTAGAATACGTGTCTGCCTTTTCCGCCTGTACCTGCAGCATCGCCGTAGATAGAGTGTACAATTCTAAAGTCAGAAGGTGCGCCGGCTTGTTTGAATGCATTCTCTAATACCTGAATAACTGTAGGCATTCCGAATGTATCGCCGTATGGTACACCCAGAGCCATAAATGTATCTGTAGGCATTAACCAGCGGTTAGGTTTGATTGTATAATTAGAGTTTGCAAACGCTGTTGTTAGTGCTGAACCTGCAAAAGTCTTAAGCTGTGCTGTTGTCATGTTCTGAATTGCAACAGGGATAAGCGAAGTGTTGACAGTTACCCCAGGCTGGTTGAGCAAGCCAAATGTCTTTCCATCGCCAAGACCTTCAAACAATGTGTCTTGCAAGCCCAAATCCCAGCATTTTTTACGGGATTTTTCTTTTTCTTCCACAAGGTCAAATGTTACACGATTAACCGCTGCCATCTTAAGACCTTCCTGAGAAATAGAATATTTCTGTCTGTAGAAGTTATTAGGCGTTCTGATACCGTCTACTGCGATATCTGCTGTCGCGTCGTTATGTATACCTGTTGAAGCAGGATTAATAATGCACTGTTTAAACGGCGAGCCTACATAAGCACCGGTAAACTGGAAGATTTCACCGGCATAAGCACCTCTGCCGGAAGCGTCTATATTTATGTAGTCTGAGAGTGTGCCGTCTACTGTGTAGTATTTAGCTTCCACTATACCATCTACAATTTCAGTTATTGTGTCTACCGTCTGGACAACCCCGGCGGTAGGATAGTCAAATAAAGCGTTAACCGCTTTAAATGTCTGTTCTGCGTATTTATCCGCATCAAAAATGCTATTTGCCATTTTTATACTCCTTTGTTGGTTGATATTTACTTTTACTAAGATGAAGCTGCTGCTTCCATACCCGGCACAATCTGAACTACAATTAAGTCATTCACCGCTGATGGTGCTGTCCATGCAATACCGATATAGCCATTAGATGCAGTTGCTGTTGTCACAACCTGACCTGAAGCATTAAACTGTAATTTATCGCCAAGTTTAATATTAGCTGCACCTGCAGGCAGGTAAACAAAAGAATTAACCGGGAAAATAGAAATCTTATCATTTGCCGCAAAACCGGATTTAATAGAGTTAAATACAACAACCCCGCACGGTGTATCTGTTACAGCTGCTTTTTTTACAACGGTTACACCTTTTAAAGTTGCAGCAGATTGAAGAGCAACAACATCACCAGGGCTCAAATATGTGTTTGCCGCCAATGTCGGGTCTACGATACAGTTATGGATAATCGGCTGGTTTGGCAGGTATGCCGGCTGGCCTTTTACCGCGGTCATCCTTCTATTTGTTAATGAAATACCATTTGTC